AAGCCATTAATGCTAAACCAGAACTTATAGAAGCATCATGTTTAGTTCTATTATTAATATCAAATTGTGCCCAATCCTCTAACGTGCGTTGAAATACCATTTCCCCATATTCTCCATCTTGTTTTAGTCCAACATTATCTTCTATATAAGTTTCAATAGCTGCTGCATGAGCTTGTTTCATATCTTCACTAGAATTTGGTATTCCTCCAACTTCTTTTTCCGTAACAGATAATTTATTCCATATTTTATCCGGGCGGTTTATCGAAAACATTCTATATCCTCTTCTCTTTAAGTAATATAATAATCTAGGTTTATTGTTTTCTACTAATATAGGCATACCATAAAATACACAAGCCATTAGTACGTCTTCAAAAAACGTTTCAGCAGTAGGTGGTCTTGATATATATTCTAAAAAAAACTTATTCGGTGGAGCATCTTCTAGACTAAACTTAGTTAATCCGTGTAAAGCGCCATTAGATCCTCTTCTATCAATAGTTCCACTGATATCGTAACTATCACATCCAAATGCTCCTAAGTGTTCGTTGCCAGGATATTTAACGTTATTCTTTATAATCACTTGATTCTGAAGGTTTTTAGGTGGAATCCATGAAATAAAAAATCTTCCTTTATTATTTGGCATGAAACTGACTTTAGTGTCTTTAACACCTTTTTCCCACTGAAAATTACCTTGAGTAACTTCTGCTTTATTATTTAATTCTTCATTAAAATCTATTTGTTCATATATTTTAACTAAATTAAAAAGTGATTCTTTAGTTTCATCTCTAAAAGCATGTTTTTCTGTACGAGGAAATTGTCTAAAAAATTCATTTAAACCGTCTTGATCACTCTTTAATCCTTCAGCTTCATTGTCCCAATATTCTATAACACCTATATTGATAGGTAATCCATCAACTCCAATTATAGGTTTTTCAGGGGTATCAAATACTGGGTAACCATATATATCTATATAACCTTCGTAATTCCATTCCATTGGAATAAAAAACGAATACAAACCAGATTTAGTTTGACTATTCTTATTTCGTTGAGTTACATCAGAGCTGTAGTATATATCTTTGAAGTTTCTACCTCCCTTATCTAGAGCATTACTGGTTGATCCCATCATGCATTTACCAATAATCCTTCTACCTAATCTTAAACATGTTTTAGTAACCTTCCAGTTATTTTTAATATTATCAGGTCTCTCCCATTTGCCACTTTCATCGTGAGCTAATAGTTTTAATTTTTCACCATCATAGCTATTGTCTCCAGTGTTTTTCCAATCTATAGTTGTATCTAATCCATCAAGTTCCTCTAGTTTTTCTCCAGAATCCAGTTTTCTTCTAGTTAATTTAGAAGCTGGGATTCTATATGCCAATTCGGTTTTAGGACGATCCATACCATCTTGGATGGGTTTGAAAAAGAATGGATAGTTAACCGAGATGGGTACAACTTTATCTGTGAACATTTTCTTAGCATCTGCACCTGTTTTGGATAATACCCCAAATCTTGAATCGCTTGACATTGTGGCTTGATTAACAAGTTCTGCTGAAGCCATAAATGAAAATCCTGATCGTCTGTTTTTAAGGTAACACATCCCGTAACATCTAGTGTCTGCTTTACAAGCTTCCCAGAAGTAAAAGAATAATTTGTTTGATTCTCTATAATCTGCTGATCCAACGTCAATTTTTGACCACTGTAAATATGTGTAATGAGTACCAGTGATATAATTAGGAGTACCATTGTTATAATACCAATACCCTTCTTCTCTTCTATTAAACTCTTCTTCGATATAATCAAACCATTGTTCTTTAAATTCTAATGGATATTCATCCCATTCAAAAGTACTTTTTATTCTACTTAATTCTTTTGGGTATGGTTGTTTTTCCCAATATTGTTCTTCTTTTTTCTCGCTTCTTTTAAACGCTTTGTTAACTGCTGGTAAAGCAATTCTGAGATTTTGAATTTCAATGATTTCCCCAATTTGTCCTGTTTTACTTATTATAACGAAATCGTAATCTGCATTATAACCATACTCCCATTTCTTAAATCTATTATTCTTTTTTAAGATTTTAGGGTTGACTACATCTTTTATTATCTTAAATAATGTTTGTTGATACTTCATTATTTAGAACGTTTTTCAGGTGAAATAGAATAAGATCTTTTAGGTTTATTATCTTCTTTTGTTTTACCGTCTAATATTGCCTCTTCTTCTTCCATCCTATTAAGAATTTCAAAAGCATCAAATATAGCTAGTTTCTTCGTTGCTGCCGCATTCTTTAGTCTATCAGCAGAAACATCATCTCCAGAGTCGACTATTGGCTCTTTAGCAACCTTTATTAATTCATTAACTGCAACTTGCCCAGCTTGGATTATATTCTTTTTCGTTTCCTTCGTATTCATGTTTTATTACGATGTTATTAAATTTCATACAATATAATAGTTTTCTATCTATAACAAATTCAAATTCAGAACCTAATCTAAAAGACACTAACATATCCTTATATATACCTAATTTATTTAAATATAAATTATCATATTTTAATATGCCAATTCCTGGTTCGCATTTTCTGTTATGTAGAGGGTTAGTATTATGAATAGGTGCAACAAAACATCTATCCATAAAACTCACCCATTTATCATTTCTTTTATATAAGTAGACTTGATCAGCTGAGCAAAAATATAAATCCTCCTTAAAGTAAGATCTACTATTTTTCTCTCTTCCTTTTATGTCGTAAAATCTTCTAAATACATTATGATGAATCATGACTCTATCACCAATTTTTATATCGGTTGAAAAAGCTGTAGGAACCCCAACAACAATAGCTTCTTTGTTAATTGCTTTAAAATCCTCTATCTGTGTATTTAAAATTAAATCCTTGTTATCAACCTTTTTACTATTATTATATCTCTCTCCTACCGGTTTGATAATGAAATCATATACACTATTCATTATATGCTAAATCATATTCTACAGATATAGCCATATTGGTATTAAATTTTTTCCAAGCTAGTGTTTCATCTCCTTTTTCTATCCACACCATATAAGAATTGTCTTTTTCGTTGTGTAAGATACATGAAATAGTATGTCCCCCATAAACTTCTTGACCTACAGAATAATGCATTGCATCATTTTTATAATCAGAACCAATACTTATTTTTCTAATGTTACTCGACATTTTCAACAACTTTTAAATCTGCCATTTTTTCTTCTTTAACTTCCTTTTCTATAACAGTATATTCTCCTGTTTCGACATTAATATTTATAGGTCCATACTCTTTTTCTAATTCATTTTTAAAAGCATCAACTTCTTTGTTTATTTCTCCAAATTGATGTAATAATCCATGTTTTTGAGCTTCAAAATAACCTACGTTATTTAAGACATTGTTAAGATCTTGTTGTTGTTTTCTAATTGTTTCTAATTGTTCTTCTTTAATTTTCATTTAATTAAATTTATTGTTTGTTTTGTTTTGTTCTAGTTCTGGTCATTTAGACCTGTCTACCTAGTGTAGTTTGATAAGTTTGTATTGCGTTATATAAATCTAAGTGTTCAGTTCCATCAAGACGAGTACCTATAACTCCGAAAGCTAATTCTCTATCACTGAACAAATCTGCGATTCCACTACGGTTATTAGCTCCTAAATAAATATTATAATTTATTAATATCGAAGGAAACATAGCATTAGTATTAGTGGGGAGAAGAGGTAAACCTGCTTTGTAACAGTTTAAATCAAAAGTAGTTCCTCTGGTGAGTGCAATAAATCCATCCGTCGTAATCAAGGGATTCATTGTGTTGCTCCACCATCTTCCATAAGTAAATTTACGTGGAGGTGTGCCAGTAACGCTTGCTGGTCTAATGTACAAGTCAGCAACAATTTCATTACATCCTATATCTACCCCATCGGTAGCGTTAGCAGTACGAGAATATATCCCTATTGTTCCTGAAGTATAAAATAGCAAGTCTACATTAGGATTGAAATGAGTGTCAGCAAATCCACTCCATCCATCCGGTGTCATTCCAGTTGCTGCATGTGTCCATCCACCACCAAAAGTAAGTCTAAAAGAAGTGTCAAGATCTTGTGGATCTTTTAAATTATATTTATGAGTGGCTGCAGTTCCTCCTACTACGGGGTATATAGCTTGTAATTTTGTCCATAGTCCAGCGTTTTTCAAATCTATCACCAAATCGTTTATGGCGCTTTGTTCCGTAGGATCAGTAATCCCAGTTGCTATTATAAATGCTAAAGCATCAGGATCTAATCCACTACCACCTTGCCCAAGTAAGTTTATAATATTTGGTATAGTGTTACTAATTCCTAATTTCATACTAGAATAATGCTAAAACGTCTGCTGTAGTTCCTGCTGATATAATTTTAACAGTCAATACTGATACGGGTAAAAAACTTCCTGCGGTAACTCCTGCATATGTTACTGTAGTTCCAGCTTCATTTACAACTGTAATATCCATATTTACACCTACATATATAGCAGCTCCTGGTCCTGGTGTTTGAAATGTTCCTGTAGGTCCCGGTAGAGTCATAGTATAAGTATATGAACTTTTTTCATTCCAATAAGGAACTGAATTCATAGAACCTAAAGCTTCGTTTGGCATTTGCGTGATAGGATCTCCAAGTGCCCATGTTGAACAACCTGTTTCCGTTATAAAAATAATACAATCATTATTACCACTTTGTACAGTTAATGAATCTCCTACTTCATAATCTTGTCCAATTCCTGTGATATCAAAATCTGTTACTGCTCCAGCTGCTACATTATTAATAGTAACTGTCGCTCCTGATCCACCGCCGTCTGTTGTAGTAGGGTGAGTGCCTCCTGCAACATATCCTGATCCACCTACATTAGGTGCTACTAATAGAACTGCAAGTCCTGGTGCTACAATTGTCCCACTTATATTTCCACATAAATCGTCTAACGCTATAGCATCGTGAGCAAATACTCTGGGTTGTTTTAATGTTGTTCCAATTGTACTCATTTTTTATTTTTTTTGTTCATTATAAAACTATTTTTCCTAATTTCTTAAGGATCATTAATACTAA